GCTACTGTACTACCATCCCATGAAACACCAACGCTCATAGTCCCGCTATTAATTGTATAGTTAATAACTACATTACCTATAACATTTCCAAGCTCAATGGTGTACTGATGTTGAGTTGTAGAGTCTACTAAAGACTTTTGTGTACCACATGGTATAATAACTGGAGGTAAAGGTACGCTTGTTCCATTTGTACTTAAAACATATTCATCCATATAAGGATCATACCCGCCTAGTTTTTGTGTATTCAATTGTACATTAAACTGATCTCTAAAATAAGACCTCATTCCTGTATCAGAGATAACCTCTAGCGCATCATTATTTCTTGATGTTCCTTTTAATTTTAATACTGCTGTTCTTTTAGTGTCTGTGAAATACATGTCATAACCCCAAGACACAAAACTTTCTGGATTATAACTAATACCATACTCTTCTATTCTGGCTATTTGTGTTCCTAATACTTCAGGCACAGATGCAACAACACCTCCACCAGTTGAATCGCTTATTAAGTTTTTACCAGTTAAAACATAACTTATTTTATCTTCTTGAAAAACAAGTATATCTGTCTCTCTAGAATGAAGTTTCATTACAGGGCCAAAGCTTGTTTCTAAATCTTTAAAGTTTACTAAACCTAAGTTAAATTCATTAAGATTATTTAAGTTAGAGTTACTGCTGTATATACCACTATACGTTAATTCAGCAAACCTATCTGCTTCTTTGAAATCCTGTGTTGATACAGCTAATACTCTTTCTCCTAAATTTACCGCCTGACCATCCAATGCATCAAGTATCTTATAACTTTCTACACCATTCCCAAATGTGTAACAATTAAAAAATGGCAGTGTTACAATAGCGTCTTGACTTGCTGTTTGGTTTTGATCTCCATCTCCATTTCCACGCATATGAAAACCTCCTGTAATATCATAAGATTCAGAAGAGTCATAAAATAAATTAGGATCTGCATCAGCTGGTTCTGTTTCCCAAACAATTAAATTATTAGCTCTAGTTACAATAATTTCAGCTTCCATATTGGTGCTATGACTAACACATGCATACATTCCACTTTTACAAGCCAAATATAAGGGGGAAGTTACGTCACCTGGAACAGCTTGAACAAATTGAAACACTGGCTCAAAAGGAGCAGGGCAAGGTATGCCTGATGCGCTTGTAGCAATAGTTCCAGTAAAAGTTGGTTCTTGTAGCCCAGGGCCTTCATCAATTATCTTTCCAGCTCCAGGGCTTATAAAATCACCAACAAACCACGCATGTAAGTCATCATAATCATTTGAAGCTACATAATCAGTATCCCATATATATTCAGCGCCATCACAACCGCCACCACCAAATCTTTGCAACCTCCATTTTATTCTTATGTTAGTTTGCGCTGGTATTGAATAATTAGTTGTGTTTCCGTTTGAATCTGTAGTGAAAGCAGGATACTCTAAATATGGAACACATTGGCTTCTTGTTCTACTAGAATAAGTAAGCTCGCCAGCGTCAATTACAGCATCTTCATCAAGATTAATACTAAAGTTCTGCGCTCGTATTTGCATATATAATCCAGCTAATTGATTTGATTGTGCTGGAGCCTCACCTTCTACCTCTAAAAAGTTTGATGATTCAGCTGTAACATCTAATACCTGACATGTAACCTCTCTTGTGAGTGGGCCGTTAGCATCTCTTTTTACAATCAATATATCTCCCTTTTCTACTTTGTTTTGATTATCACCTTCTAGTTTAAAATATAAAACCCTAGTGCTTTGACTTTGATAATAAAAATTAGAATAGATTGTTTCATATCCACCTTCACTAGGCTTCAAAACAAATTTATACTTTGTTGCCCATGCTGGCGGTAAACTTTCTATATTAACTTTTATTTTATTTTGATCTACTGAAGCAGATGGAGGTACAAAAGTTGTATTGAATTCCGACACTAATACTGTTGATGCCCTACCATACTCATCCATATATACAATTCCTGTTTCGTAATCTCTGTTACTATGCAATGAAGATGTATCTTGACTTGAAGAAAAAGTTCCAGTACCTCTAGAAAATTTAAAGTATTCATAAACATTTGTAGTCCCTGAGGTGTATTTCATAGCTATTACCTGAAGCGAGAAAACATTGGAACCTACCGTAGAACCTATTCTAAAACCTTGTTGTGTTTGAGAATCAATACTACTATTTGTTTTTGTAAAAGAACAATTTACTGGTACTGTAGTAAATGTATTAAATAAATCAGTTAAAGAATTTCCGTTCGCTGAAGTTGCTAAAGGTTGAAAGTTTGTATTCAATATTGTTCCAATACGTTCTGCAAAAGCTGCTGAATTTACCATTTCATAAACCGAGCTGTAATCTTGGTTTATAGGGAATATAACCTCTAAATCAAATGGAGTGTTTTTAAATGACGCATCATAACATGTGTCTCCAGTGTCACCATTTAAAGCACCATGCTCAATAGTAAGTAAAAAAGAAATAGTCGTTCCTGCCTTTAATTTATTAGCTTGGCTAGATAAGTCAAAACTAATTTTAGAATTTTGTACTGTAGTTGTTGTATTAGGATTTATAGTATAAACAACGCCAGTAGACATTGTCCCTTCATCTAATTCTTCAAATAATATGTCGTTGGTAAACAATGATGTTGTAAAATTAACAGCTATATCTTGACCAGCTGCATTTACTATGTCATATCCATCAGTATAGTTTCCATATATTAATCTATTGCCTTGTATAGTTTGTGCTTTAGCCACCTTAGGGACATTGTCATATAGTCTTAATAATTCATCTGCACCTAAAACTGTATATATTTTACTGTTAGTAAATGTGTATGTTTGTTTTGTGTTACTAGCCCATCCGTAATCTGACTTTTTAAACCTTTCTATAACGTAAATAGAATTACTATTACTAGGTTTAAACAATAAATCTACCTCAATAACCTTATCAGTACCTGTTTCAAACTCAACCTCAGCTGAGTTATATATATTTTTCATCGAACCATTATTGAAGTTATTCACATCAAATTCAAATGGCCCTGGTTGAAATGCAGCTTTTGAAAATAAAGAGGTTGCACTATACTCATTATTTATATACCTATATCTATATGCAAAAGTTATGAACCTTGTGTCCATGTAGTTTTCTTCACCAGGCACATCAATCATTGTCACTTTAGGGGCTGACAATGTTTCTAACGAAGAAAAACCTGGTGGTTTCAAAACAACACTTATATCACTTTCCGTTATACCATCTGCAATTCCTGCTGGATCCGGATAATTTTGTGTTACGTTTATTTTTCTTGGAGGATTTTTATCATCAGTAAAAAACAATAAGTCTTCTATCTTATCTACACCTGTTATTAAAAATTTTGGATCAAAATTTAGTACCGTTTTAGTTATAACATGATAAGTAATAGCTTCGGTTTGTATATTAAAAGATACAATTAAGTCTAACTTACCACCAACCACTGGATTATTTGAATCATGAACAAACCAATATATAGTTTCTTTAGATCCATCTTCATAAGCTCCTATACATTGCGCAGAATTAGAAAGGTTTTGGCCGCCATAAGCTAATGTCGTAAGCTGTGAGTTACCTTTAGAGTTTTCAACAGCACCTATTTCTGTAGTTTCTGTTGCTCCTAATCTTACATTAATAGCGTTTATGTATTGACCTTTTGGAACAAGGCGTTCATCAACGCTCTTATTCATTTTACCTGCAATAAAATTTGTATTTACTATTGGCATTTTATTTCAACCATTTATCCTGGCCTCTTAAATTCATTAAAAGACGACCAGGGTGAATATTACTTAATCTAATTTTTGCATTTCTTAACAATGATGACTTGTCTTTTCGTGCTCTGTTTACAATATATTCTTGTACTCCTAATCTACCATTTAAAATAGAATACCTTATGTATGCGTATAAATATTCTTCAAATAATTTGTTAACACTTATGTTTGCATCATCACCATTCTCCATTCCGTCAGATACATATTCTAATACAACTGAAGCTCCAGAACCTATTGAGCTAAAATTAATCACTCCGCTTTGTTTGTTAATACTAAATGTAGGGTTTGAGTTAGCTGTTTCGGTATTTAATCCAAAACGAGATCCTATACCAAAATCAAAATACCAACATCCATCTACACACCAACCTTCTTGTCCATCATAAGGGCTATTGTCATTTAAATAAATAGTTTTAGCGCCACTTGCAAATGAATTGTCTAGTTGCGAAAACTGAGGTTTTAGGACATTACCATTTTGATCGTATAATATCTTTGCATTATTGTCTTGCAAATAAGTGTTAGCCCATCCTGTCTGTATATTTTCTGTTAAAGGATATAACACTCCATTTAGATATTGAGATATTCTTACCCAATTTACATAGTCAGAGGGTAGTATAAACCTTAAATTATCATCCAAATCTAATTGTAAAATTTTAACCTCTTTCATCGCATCATAATTCAATTCTTGAATACCTCTTTTTGCGTGAAATAAAACTTGATACCTATTTAAGTTGTTAAGTAACTCATGGTTTCCTTGATACATTAACATAAAGTTATTTACAATATCATTTAAAGAAACATATTGATATGATCCCCAATTCTTATCTTCGGGTATACCTCCTGAATTTGCGTAATATGCGTAATCATTTATATAAGCCATATCTTACGTTTGTATTTGGTTATTTTCTACTTCTTCTTGTTGTCCAAATTGATATAAATCGCCTTCTCTAATTTCTATACCTACATACTGACATATCTTAGCTACAATACCAGGTTCGTCAGACAAAGGTAATTCAAAGTCTTGATAATCTGCTTGGTTAATATCAAATAAAGGCTCGCCTGATGCAAGTGTTTGATACGTCCATTTAGGGGGTAATGGATAACGCACATATTCTGCCGTTACACTACCATTAGTTGTTATGCTTGTAGGATATACCGTTATAGTATTTCCTAGTTGTCCTGTATTAGCATCACCTATTACAGATGATGTGGCTCCTCCTAACACATAAGCAGGAAAACCTGTTGAGGGAGCTGTTAACGGAGAGTTGTTTAGATAAAATATTTTGTTTTGATTTACTCTTTCTACTTCTACTATTCCACTTGTTGAAAATATACCGTAACTATCTCCAATAGTTCCTGCAACACCAAATGGTGAATATGATAAAGTGAGTTGTGTTTGGCTATCTACACTAACTACAAACCCACTGAAACCAGAATAACTTGATGCCCCTGATGTGTTAACTACTTGTTGACCTACTTGAACACCGCTTGTTACGAACGTAGCGTTCGCATTAGTTAAAGTATTCAATCCAGCTGCGGTGCTTACTCCAGACGTTATTTGAGTAGGGTAGTAATTTACTTTATTGATTAAATAATAATCGCTTGGTAAATTAAACAAATTGTTTCCTTTTTGAGCTAAACTTCTTGTAACAGAAAAACTGTCCATTACTTCTACCAAACCTTTTACTATATCAGCATATCCTGTTCCAGATATTCTTTGATTTTCTTTATTAGTCCAGGCATTGTATTGATAAAAATAATCTTCAAACAAATCCATTTGTGCTTGTTGAGCATACAAATTAAAATCTTGCGGAGATATATATCCGTAATTATTTT